AGATAGTATTGTTTTAACTAATCAAACTGGTACCAGTATATCAAACTTTACTGGAAACTATATATGGCTCAAAGCCACTGTAGTATACACAGACGGTACTGTAAACTCTATCGTAATGAATCATTAAGGAACTAACATGGAACACTTTGTAAGAGTAGTGATGGAAAAACAAGATGGGATGGCCCAACTTGATGAATCTATTTTCCCATCTACTGAGATGTACGAGTCAGCACAAGGGGCGACTGTAATAGAAATTCCTTTAGGTAGACAACTATCAGAAGAAGAATCAACAGAGTATGCTAATCGATTAGCAAACTATATGTTCGAGCAAGGGCATGAAGATTTTGATATTGAAATTAGTACTGATTTAACAGACGATCTTGATGAAGAAACGTATGATGACGATGACGAGTTTTACGAAGAATATGGTGAGATGTGGTTTAACGAAGATGATATTATGGACGAAGCAGATTATCAAGGACGTAAAGTTAAACTAGGCAAGCCAATGCAAGGTGACGTAAAAAAGTTTAAGGTGTATGTCAAAGATCCCAAGACTGGGAACACCAAGAAAGTTAACTTTGGCCACGGTGGCTCTAGTGTTAAAGGCAAGGCAATGAGTATTAAAAAGAATAACCCAGGTGCCAGACGTTCATTTAGAGCAAGACATAATTGTGATAATCCAGGACCACGTACTAAGGCACGTTACTGGTCATGTAGGAAGTGGTAACATGCGTATAGACGAATTTACAGCCGCGCAAGATGACAGTATGCCGTACGATGTAGTAGAAGATTTATCTATCTTTATGCGTAACGATCCAATGTTTTATCGTAAAAGAATGTTTCCTTGTATTATGAAAATGAAAGATGCATTTGATGGACAAAAAAGTGTAGTTCCACAAAAAGTATTAGGTCCTGTAGTTGACGAAGCTATGGACACATATTGTGAAAAATTTAACCTAGGTCGAAGAGATAAAATTTTTAAGATAGAGGACCGAGACGAATGTATTAATAAAGTTTACGGCGAAGAAATGAAACAGATTGAAAGTGGAGCATACTAAGTGCTTCTCAGAGAGTTATACGAAGCTGAAAAGTCAGCAACCTTAGCATTTGGGAGGATGAATCCTCCCACTATTGGTCACAAAAAACTAGTAGATGTTGTATCTTCGCAACCCGGCGATTCTTTCCTTTTTATTACCCATACACAAAAACCTAAAACAGATCCGTTAGACTTTCAAACTAAATTAAAATTTGCAACAAGATTTTTTCCAAACGTTACTGTAGGTGATAGTGAAGTAAACACAATTATAAAAGCATTGCAAAAATTAGAGTCAATGGGATACACTAGTATTACATACGTAGCAGGCAGTGATCGCGTAGACCAATTTAAAGAATTAATTACCAAATATAACGGCAAGGAATACAAATTTAACAACATAAGTGTTGTTAGTGCTGGCGAACGTGATCCGGACGCTGATGGTGCAGAAGGCATGAGTGCAAGTAAGATGCGAGCTGCGGCGATATCAGATGACTTTGATACTTTTAAACAAGGTGTTGTAGATCAATCACTTGCTAATGACTTATATGATGCAGTACGCAAAGGCATGGGCGTTACTAATACGGTAGCAACTGAAGACTCTCAACTAGATGAAGTTGCGTTCTTAGCTCCGCTTGGCGCAGCAGCAGTATGGCTACTAAAGTGGATTGCTGTAAGAGGTGCTTGGGGACTTTTAAAATGGATTATAAAAAGATATGGCGTTAAAATAGCCGCTGCAAGTACAGTAGTGTATTACGCTGATAAAGGCTGGGACTGGGTTATAGAAATGGTTGGTGCCGAATTTGCACAAATGCTAATTGATAACAAGTTTAATATTGCTATGGCAGTTACAGTTATAATAGGTTCTGTCATTCTTAAGAAATATATAGAAGAAAAAGGTGAAAAGTTAATTACCTACTTTGAAAAAGATAAGGAAGCAGTTAAAGAATCTGATGTTGTAGTAGATAGAGTCTCACTTGTTCCTTACATTAAGAATTTAATTATGGACTACTTAGACAAAGAACAAGATGTTGAAAAACTATCCAAACTATTAAAAATGATGGTAGGTAGAGAAATTAAAGCACGTGGTGGCAAGCGTTATACTATCACACGCGAAGATATCTCTCTAGCTTTAACAAAATAATGGATGAACTAGAGCGCATAAAGCAACTTGCAGGTGTAAACGAATATAAAGGTTACACTGAGTACACTCTAGAAAACATCAGTGACGCTGCTGCAAGCAATGTCAAGCAAATGAAATCAAAAAACATTAAGCCCGGCGATAAAGAATGGTTCGAACTATGGTTTGGCCTTCCAAAAATGACAGGTGAGAATATGCCACGTGGCCTTAGAGGGCGTAAAAAATGAGTTTAAGAACGTGGTGGCAAAGAGTTACTAGAGAAGAGTATGAACTAATTTTAACAGTAACTAAAGATGTTACAGTACATACTGATGGAACAAGAACTGAGTCTACTAAACAAGTTAAATACAAAGCAAAGAAGCTTGTAAAGCTAACTCCTAAGCACATTATATTTAAAGATTTAGATAACAATAGGAACGAACTTAAATTTTTAAAACCTATTGAGTATCATATAAAGAAGATTTGGTAATGCGATTTAAAGAAATTACAGAAGATGGAAGAATTGTAAAGGGAGTTAACACAACAGTAGATGTTGGTGTTAATCAAATACCAATTGAAGCTGCTAAATTAGGTAGTAAAGTAAGTATAGATGGTAGGCCGCCATTTCTAAAAACAAATGGTCTTGTTAGTGAAAACTTTGCTGACGGTAAAGTAAAAGGTAAAAGTAAACCTGGTCGTGTTAAAAAGTCCGGTGCTAGTTGTAAAGGCTCAGTAACTGACTTGCGTAAACGTGCTAAAGGTGCAAGTGGCGAAAAGCGTAAAATGTATCATTGGTGTGCTAACATGAAGGGTGGCAAGAAGTCGAAATGAGCATTTCGGATATTTTGCACAACAGGATTACAACTAAAACATTTGACAATATTCCTATAGAGCAGAGTAAGATAGATTATATCTTAGATTGTGCTATAACTGCGCCTAGTAAACAAAGTTTATATAATTATAAAATTGCTGTATTAGGTACTAGTCGTGCTGCTAAAGAAATAAAAACTTGGATGTTTCAAAGTGACACTTGGTGTGACGAAAAAGGCGAAAGACTAGGCACTAATGGCCGTAAAGTACTTAACGGCCAATATAATGCACCCTTAGTTTTAGTTTGGATGCAAAGAGAAAAACTTCGTTCAAAATATAATCCAACAGACCTAGTTGATATGATGGTAAGCTCTAGTGTTGCAATGCTAGCAGCAGAAGAACAAGGACTACAAACTGGTTTTGGACGTTGTCATAGTACTGATCTAGTTGCTGAAAAACTAGGGTATCCAGGACTTACTGCTGAAGTAGTTATAGGAGTTGGATATGGTACAGATCATGACGATGAAGAATTATCAGATTATGATCACGGACTTGAGGTTTATACTAAAAAAGGAAACGTGCTAGGTATTATGTCTAAAAACATACCAGCTAGCATGCAGGTTCGACATCGCAAACTCAAGCCGAGTATAAGCAAACTTATCCAACATTACTGATAAATATGTTTGTATATTATGAAAGGAGCGGGTGTATTACATGTTAATGAAAGAAATATTAGACGAAGAAGCAACCGCAGGAGGTACTTCAGCTGGATCAATTGCTACTGTTGCAAGTGTTCCAGGTGCTAAACGTAAAGTTAACAAAGGTGGCAAATACGGCGCCCCTAAAGCTCCACAAGCTACAAACGCAGATGGTACAGCTAAAAACGCATTAGATATGAAGGCCAACGTTATGGGTGGCAAGGCTATCAAACGATAAATACAAGTAATAGGAATTACGGGGATTCAAATGAGAAAACAAGAGATAGAAGAAGGCCTAGGCGAATTAGCAGACATTGCTGAACGCGATCACGAAGTACAAATGGCTCGTGCAGATCTTTACAAGTCAGCAAAATATTCAATCAAACTACACGAAATGCTTAAAGGTGTAAGTGAAGCTGAAGGGTTAGAAGGTTGGGTTCAATCAAAAATAACTAAAGCTTCTGAAATGCTTGGTTCTGTTTATCATCATTTAGACTACGAAGAAAGTGGATTAGCTGATGAAAGTATGGTAGTAGGCGAAGCAAAGGAAGAAATGTGTCCCGAAGCATGTTGCGGCAAGCCTGTAACAGAATGTAAGTGTGGTCCAGAATGTGAACATTGTGATTGTCATGCTAAGAACAAACTAAGTGAAGGCGATGGCATTTATCACGATTGTGCTAAAAAGTTTACACATAAAAAATATGGTGAGTGTACCGTTATCCCCGGCGAACACACTTTACTAGAAGACGGAACTGTTACACATTATGATGCTACTTTCTTAAAAGACGGTGAAATGTTTGCTGTAAGAAATGTATCTGTAGAAAGTATATTTGATGTACTTTCAGAGAAGCACGTACATGCTGCTAAGTCATACAAAAAGAAAAAAATAATAAAGAAGAACGAAACTAAAGAAAGACTGCAAACAGCATTAGAAGGCAAGCAGGAAAAGATGGATGTTACTGACGCTGACAAAAAAGGCGGCACACCTGCATACAAAAGAATGAAGGCAGGCGACAAACGTTACAACGATAAAACTACTAAAGACAAAAAAACTACTGAAGGAAAGTTCAAATCGTCTGCACAGCGTAAAGCAGTACATGCAGCTAAAGCATCAGGGAAAAAGAAATGAAAAGATCATTATTAGAATCAATGGGTCAACTTAGTGCATACGAAGGTATAGTAGCAGAAGATGAAAAAATGCCGTCCAAGGCACATATTACAAAAATGTGTAAAGACGGAAAAAGTACAGCAGAGATTTGTAAAATGCATCCAGATTGTGATCAAGCTGAATTAAAAGCAATGATCAAAGATTGTGCAGACGACACGGCAGTAAAAGAGAGCGATAAGTCTATTGGAGATATCAATGCTGATGCCGATATGACTGAAGCACAAAAGATTAGAGCAATGGGCGATAAGCTTGCTGCAATATTTGGTACTGCATAATGGATTTTGCAGCACTACAGCAAAAACTATTTGATATAGAACCAACTGATCGTGCAGAAGACTTACGTCAACTAGCTGGGTCTGCTGGCGGTATGCCGCAGGAAAGTGTACAAACTGACAATACCCTCCTACAGGAAAGTGTAGAAATTGCAGAAGGTACTATGCCGGTTGAAGGAAATTACAGTCTAAGTGACTTTGCAAAACTTGCTGGTGTACAACTTAAAGAAGCTAAAGGTGATACCTGGGCAAAAAGTCTTACTAGAAGAGTTGTCGGTGATGACGGAATAGCAGCAATGGATGCTGGAAAGAAAAACTATAATAAAATGGATCTTCTTAGTAAGAGTGCAGATGCAGCAATGGATGCTGGCGGCAAAGGAAGTAATGTACCTGTAGCAAAAACAGCTCCAGGTGATGAATGGAAATCACTATTAAAACAACATACTGCTAAACTACAAAAAATTGCAAAAAGCCCGCAACGTAGAGCTCAATTTGATAAGTTTATGGCTGGCATCTCTGAAGTTGAAGAAGCTAGATCAAGTGCCTCCGATCAAGCAGCTAAAGCAGGTGCTTATAATGGTGGCAAGAGCAGTAACAAAAAGGGTAATGCAAATTTATCTAGCAAACTAAAAGGCGATGCTCTACAAAAGCATAGAGACGCTAGTGTTGCAAAGATGGATGCTGAAGACGAAGCTGCTAAAAAAGCACAAAGAGATAGATTAAATACAGAAGGAGATGAAGCACTTACATTATCATTCCTATCTGCATCATTAAAAAATAAAATGAAACCAGTTAAGCGTAACCCAGTGGCATCTCATGCACAATCGAGCGGTTCCGGCACACATCAAGATCAACATAATAAAAACAAACCAGATCGTAAGCAAAAGCATAAGAAGCCAATACAAGCAGACGAATCTATTAAGTCCCAACTCTGGGCAGCATTAAACTCAAAATAATACTTGACATCCATGTAAAACTGTAGTATAATAGTTATTATTACATAAACACCTAATGGAGGAATTGTATGAGTGATCGCACCTATGGCGCTGAAGAGAAAGCCAAGCTTGAACGTTTAGTTAACGAAGGCGTTACAGTATTACAAGAAATTGAAGATTTAAGTGGAGGTCTAAAAGAAACTGTTAAAGCAGTTGCTGAAGAATTAGACATGAAGCCTAGTCTTATTAACAAAGCAATTAAAATTGCACAAAAAGGTGATTGGTCTAGAGTATATGACGAGTTTGACGATTTAGAAACACTTGTTACTACTGTAGGTAAAGATAAGTGAAGAAGAGGATCGTCGGATACTTTAAAGAAAGTTATCGCCTAAGTCCATTTGCTTTCTATTGCGAATTTCTAGAAACAATTTTTCTAGTTGGAGCTAGTGCGGTATTAACTTTTACAGTACTAGACCCTGCTACAGAAATTTTTATTCCTATGTACCTAGTAGGAAGTATGTTAGGATTAATTAGTACTGTTATCCGCAAAGCAGCATTTACAATTATATTGTGTAGCTGGTTTGTTGTTATGAACACAATCGCTTTAATACAATTATTTGTATTACAATGATATATATTATTATAGATTCGCTCACTAAAGAGCAAGCAAGGTTAGCGTTGGCCGAAAGCAACGAGGAGGCATTAATTTGAGTTACGTAGACGCATTCTTTGATCGCGACGCTGATATTATCAGAGCAGTTGAACGCAGAGATGGTAAAAGGCATTTTACCGAATATCAAGCAAAATATACATTTTACTATAAAGATCACAAAGGCAAATATAGAAGTATCTATGACGATCCTCTGAGTCGTATTGTGTGTAAAAGTACTAAAGACTTCCGTAAAGAAGTTGCTATTAACAGAGACAAGACCCTGTTTGAAAGCGATATTAATCCTATCTTCCAATGTTTAAGTGAAAACTATCTTAACCAAGATGCTCCTAAACTAAACATTGCATTTTTTGACATTGAGACTGACTTCGATCCAGAGCGAGGCTTTGCTGATCCAAGTGATCCGTTTATGCCTATTACAAGTATTAGTGTATACTTACAGTGGCTTGACACAATGGTTTGTATTGCTGTTCCTCCTAAGACACTTACTATGGAACAAGCAAGAGCAGAACTTGAAGGCATTGATAATGTAATGTTGTTTGAAAAAGAAGGTGATATGATTGATACCTTCTTAACATTAATTGAAGATAGTGATATCCTATCAGGCTGGAACAGTGAAGGGTATGATATTCCTTATACTGTAAACAGGACTGCTAGAGTACTAAGCAAAGACGACACACGTAGATTCTGCTTGTGGGGACAATTACCTAAGGTACGCGAGTATGAAAAGTTTGGCAAAGTAAGTAAGACGTTTGACTTAGTTGGGCGTGTACACTTGGATAGTTTGAACTTGTATCGTAAGTACACTTATGAAGAGCGTCACACATATCGACTAGATGCTATTGGTGAAGTTGAAGTAGGTGAGAACAAAGTTCCGTATGAAGGAACACTTGATGCACTTTACAACAACGACTTTCGCAAGTTTATTGAATATAATATTCAGGATACTGCACTACTTGACAAGTTGGATAAGAAGCTTCGCTTTATTGATCTAAGCAACGAACTAGCACATAGTAACACAGTACTTCTACAAACAACAATGGGTGCTGTAGCGGTTACAGAGCAAGCTATTGTTAACGAAGCACACCATAGAGGCTTCCAAGTTCCTAATAGACAAAAGCGTGATGACGAAGCTACACAAGCTGCTGGTGCGTATGTTGCATATCCTAAGAAAGGATTGCATAAATGGATATGTTCAATGGATTTAAATTCACTATATCCTTCAGTGATTCGTGCATTGAATATGGACCCTGCTACTGTTGTAGGACAAATACGCCCAGAGATTAGCGATGCTCGAGTACATGAAGACATGTTCTTAAAGAAGAAAAGCTTTGCAGGTAGTTGGGAAGGACGATTTGCTACAGAAGAATACGAAGCAGTTATGGAGCAACGCAAAGACGTTCCGCTTACTATTGACTTTGAAAACGGCGAATCAAAAGTAATGAGTGGTGCAGAGATTAACAAATTAATCTTTGACAGTAACCGTCCTTGGATGCTTAGTAGTAACGGCACGATCTTTACAACAGAACATGAAGGTGTTATTCCAGGACTACTAAAGCGTTGGTATAGTGAACGTAAAGAACTACAAGCACATCTCAAGAAAGCTAAAGATGCTGGCAATGCTATTGAAACTGAATACTGGGATAAACGACAGCTAGTTAAGAAAATTAACTTGAACAGTTTGTATGGTGCTATTCTTAATCCAGGGTGTAGGTTCTTTGATAAACGTATTGGACAAAGTACAACACTAAGTGGCAGAACTATTGTTAAGCATATGAGTGCAGAAGCTAATAAAACTATTACTGGCAAGTATGATCATGTAGGCGAAGCAATGATTTATGGTGATACTGACTCTTGTTACTTTAGTGCATATCCTATGCTTAAAGATGATATTGAATCAGGCAAGATTCCTTGGAGTACAGAAACTGCTATTAAACTTTATGACCAAGTTAGTGAAGCTGTAGATAGTACGTTTACAAAGTTTATGGCGCAAGCGTTTCACTGCCCAGCAAGTCGTGCAGATGTTATTGCAGCTGGACGTGAGATTGTTGCAAAGTCAGGGTTGTATATTACTAAGAAGCGTTATGCTGCATTAGTTGTAGACAATGAAGGCTTTAGGACAGACATTGACGGTAAGGAAGGCAAAGTAAAAGCTATGGGCTTAGACTTACGTAGATCAGATACTCCTGTGTTTATGCAAGAGTTTCTAAGTGAACTACTGCTAATGGTGCTTACAGATGCTCCGCGTGATGATGTACTAGAACGTATTACTGTATTCCGTAAGGAGTTTAGTGAACGACCTGGTTGGGAGAAAGGTAGTCCAAAACGTGCAAACAAAGTTGGGCATTACCGCAAACTAGAAGAAAAGCAAGGTAAAGCAAACATGCCCGGTCATGTAAGGGCAAGCATTAATTGGAATACACTAAAGCGGATGAATAGCGACAAATACTCTGAAGAGATTGTTGACGGTATGAAAGTTATTGTTTGTAAACTTAAACCTAATCCACTTGGATACACAAGTGTTGCGTATCCTACAGATGAACTTAAAATACCAGAATGGTTTAAAGAACTTCCGTTTGACGATGCAGCAATGGCAGAGACTATTATTGATAATAAGTTAGACAACTTAATTGGTGTGCTTAACTACCCATTAGAGGATACTAAGCGTCATAACACATTTACTAGTTTGTTTGACTTCGGAGACTAATATGAAGATTAAACTAGAGATAGAAATTGATACAGAGAACGAACAGGACCTAAATACTATTGAAGAGCTTATAGAAAAGCTTAGAGAGTTAAAGGAGATCATTGGATGAGAGTTACAGTCCAGGATATCGGCGGCACTATTGCTAAGGAAGATGAACGATATACAGTAGTAGATAATACTACTCTTAATGGACTAGTAGTTAGTTCAACACGTTTACACAAGCACCAAAGTACATCTGGTCATTCACATGCCGGTCAGGAAGAAGTTTATCACTTTATTACTGGTTGGGGTAAAATGGAACTAGATGATGAAACATATGATATCCGGGCTGGTGATATGGTTTTAATCCCAGATGGTGCGTATCATCGTGTACATGCGTCAGGTCAAGGTATGTACTTTGTATGTGTGTTTGATGGTAAGAGGAATCACAAATGAAAGTAGGATTTACATGCAGTACATTTGATTTATTACATGCAGGGCATGTAATAATGTTGCGTGAAGCTAGAGAGCAATGCGACTATTTACTAGTAGGATTACAAGTTGATCCTAGTCAAGATCGTAAAGACAAGAACGCTCCTATACAAACAATTGTTGAACGTTACACCCAACTTAAAGCAGTTGGGTATGTTGACGAAATT